AAGTAGTACCGCAAATGATACATCTAAGGCGGCAGACATTGCAGATATGGCGATGACTGACATGTCGGACAATGCCAATAAGATGGGAACCAGTATGGAACTCATTCAAAATGCATATCAGGGATTTGCGAAACAAAATTATACCATGTTGGACAATCTCAAACTTGGGTATGGCGGAACAAAGACCGAGATGGAGCGACTACTTGCAGATGCACAGAAGATTACAGGAGTCAAGTATGACATCAGCAACTTGTCGGACGTTTATTCGGCCATCCATGTCATACAAGGAGAGCTGGGGATCACAGGAACAACTGCAAAAGAGGCATCCACAACCTTTACTGGATCATTTCTGTCCATGAAGGCAGCTGCGAAGGATGTGATTGGAAATCTCACATTGGGAAATGACATACGAAAACCGTTGTTCAATCTGCAGGAAACGGTAAATACATTCTTTGTAGGAAATTTTATTCCGATGGTCGGAAATTTTATAAGGGGAATCCCAGCACTCATCGAGCAGGGAATGACGATGATGTCGCTGAATTTAAACTTATTTGCAAATAATGCAGATCAATTTGTACAGCAGGGAATCCAGCTTGTAACAGAACTGGTTACGGGAATTATCAGCGGACTACCGTTTTTGATCGAAGCTGGATGGAATCTGATTACCGCACTCGGGACAGCGCTATTAGAAACTGACTGGATGGCGGTGGCGCAAGGCTTGATCACAAATCTGCGCACAGGTTTAGACGATGCAGCAGGGCAAATACTTGGGACAGATGGAAATATAATCGGATCAGTAATCAATGCAATCGTTACGAATTTACCGCGTGTTTTAGCAAAAGGAACCGAAATTATTACGAATGTCGTACAAGGGATTCTGTCCACGCTACCAGTATTGGTCGGTGCAACAGGAACGATGATCACGAGTTTCCTTGATAAGGTTGCAAAAATGCTCCCTTCTATTCTAAAATCTGGAGTCAATATCCTTTTAAGTGTTGTGAATGGGATCTTATCAAATATGCCTGCATTGCTTTCAGCGACTGGCACGATGGTAACGAATTTTATTAACAAAATTCTGCAGATGTTGCCATCTATACTGCAGAGTGGTATGCAAATGCTCTTAAATGTAAAAAGCGGAATTATAAACAGCTTACCTGAAATAATTTCATCTGCGGCACAAGTAATATCCTATTTTATCAATACAATAGGACAAAATTTGCCGGGTATCTTGCAAACTGGTATTACGATTTTGGGAAATTTGGCCTCAGGTATTGTACGGGCAATCCCGAATCTTATTGCACAAATTCCGCAGATTATCAGCAGCATTATCAGCGTATTTACAAATACAGACTGGTGGTCTGTCGGAGGCAATATTATAAGCGGTATCGCATCAGGACTGGCAGGAGCAGCAGGACAATTATGGGATGCTGTAAAAGGTGTCCTTGGAAACTTTAAAGACAAGGTTCTTGCATTCTTCGGAATTCATTCTCCATCGCGCTGGGGAATTTGGGTTGGAGAAATGATAGACAGGGGATTTGCAAAAGGAATTGAAACAAACCTCGGACCGATCAGAAGATCGGTGAGTCTGATGGAAGGGACCGTAGCAAAGCCATTCGAATCTAATTTCGAGTACAACGGAAATATTGGACAATCCGGAGATACAACAATCAGAGAACTTTTGTATGCGATTTTAGCGCTTTTGGAGATGATCGCAAATAAAGATCCGGAGATAAAAGTGTATCTGAAAGATAGAGAGGTCACAAGAGCATTAAAAGAAATGGGGGTTGTATTTGCATGATAAAATATAGGGCATCCAGTGGAAATGAATATAGCCTCTATGCGGAAAAAATGAGGGCAACAGAGGGAAGTTTCCATAAGTACTCTTGGAAACCAAACTCGAAGCAGGCGAAACTCGGAGAAATTTTAAAAGATTTTACGAAAGAAGCACAAAGCTACGATATTACGTTGCAATTTAGAGGAGAGCTGTCTGAAAGGAAAGCCCTCCTCGATAGGTTGCGAAATGACTTTGAAAATGATGTGGTAACAAAGAAGCCGGGGCGCATGTACTTTGGTGATTATTGGATTGATGGATATTGTGTAGAATCGGAAACAGGGGTATCGAAAATAAAAAACACTTGGTCGCAAAACGACATTATTTTTTACTGCCCGTATCCGTTTTGGTGCCGCGAAAAAAAGATAAGTTTTTATGCATCCACTCAGCAAATCGTCGATGAGGGGACGAAAGAAGAAAACGACAATATTATTGATAATTCAGTGCTGGATCCAGATTACAAGTGTGATTATCCAAGGAAATATCAGACGAGATACCGACCGGCAAAAAAACGGTATTTGAGAGACTACCGGTATGATTACTATCATAATCATCAGCGGGCGCAGCTGAATAATGATCATTTCGCCGAAACAGATTTTAGGATGTTAATCTATGGTCCGTGCACGGAACCGAAAATCTGGATAGGTGATCATCTGTATCATATGGCAGCAATCCTATATGATTCCGAGTATATCGTGATTGACAGTAGGAAGCGAACCATCGTGAAATATGCAAGGAACGGCGTGCAGGAAAACCTTTTTAATAAAAGAGATAAAGAAAATTATATTTTCAAAAAAATTCCAAACGGAAAAAGTGCGGTAAAATGGAACGCAACGTTTCCATTTGATGTAATACTTTTCCAAGAGAGGAGCGAGCCGCTTTGGAGCTACTGATCGCAGATAAGAACTGGATAGAATTAGGGTATTTTAAAGAGACTGCAGAGGCTGATATTGAGGTCGGGGATGCAAACGATTTTGAATTAATACTACCGAAAATCATTGCAAAAAAATATGAAATTGCCGAAAAATGCGTTGCATTTGTGCCAGGAACGGAGTTTGGGGGATTGATTGAGGATACCGAAAGCATAACATCTGGAGAAAACATCACTTTTCGCGGAGGCGCATGGAGAAAATATTTAGAACAGTTGATTATAGAACCTCCAAGCGGGCAAGGTTATCTAACGGTATCCGGAGATGCTAACAGAATTTTGAAACAGGTACTAAACAAAGGGGCGGGACTTCTTTTTGAGGTCCCTGATTATACCGCCGGAATAAATATCTCTAAGCATCAATTCCGGTATATAGATGCTCTTACGGGATTGACAGATATGCTTGAGAAACAGAATGCAAGATTAGATATTAAAGCTGTGCAAGGGGAAACCGGAGAGCCTTGCAGGATAGTAATACAAGCCGTTCGGAGAAAGAATTATTCGGAAGAATTGGAATACAACGGGGATGATAATATTGATGTCACAACACGTGCGTGCAACGGCAGAATTAACCATCTGATATGTTTGGGGAAAGGCGAACTTGCAAACCGAATAGTAGTGCATTTATACGCACAATTAGATGGAACTGTCGGAACAAAGCAATATTACAAAGGAACAGAAGAGCGCACTGCGATATACGACTATTCATCTGGGGAAAAAGAGGATTTAGTAAAAGAAGGTACAAAAAAACTGAAAGAGCTAATGAATTATAAAGAAGCAAAGATGACAATTTCTACAGCGGATATTGAAATCGGAGATATTGTTTCTGCCAGGGACCGTGATGCAGGAATACTTTTGAGTCGGCCGGTGGAAAGGAAAATATTGCGTTGTGAAAGCGGAGAAATGAGTGTTGAGTATAAATTGAAAGGAGAATAACATGGCTTTAGAATTAGTAACAGGATACTGGGGTATGGAGCACGTTACAGCAGAGCAAGATGCGGATTTAAATGCCGGAATCATCGGCTCGGGTAATTATGTCCTAAATATCGGCGAAAAGATGCGTGCAGAGGCGGTATCTGCGAATCAAGTGCGGATTTTTGACGGCATATTTATGGCATACGGTAGACAATGTATTTTAGGAGACGGAGAGTACGAAGATGTAACAATCGAAAATGGTACACCGGGATTACTCCGAAACGATATGATCGTTGTGAAATACAAGAAAGACGAAGAATCTGGAAAGGAAAATGCTACATTTGCAGTACTTAAAGGGGAAACCGGAAGTGTTGCAAAAGATCCAGTACCGAATAGACAGGACATCAGATCAGGAGCATTTGAATCAGAGGTGCCGATGTATCGAGTTAAGATCAATGGGCTTGCAATCGAGAAGATAGAGGCACTATTTGGCATCCCTATGACAAATGATGATTTGTCAAAAAAACTCGATAAATTAAACGACAAAGCAACTGATCTCTCTAATTATGACCTGTTTATACCAGGAGATGCAATGAAGGCACCACCGAATAATGATTTCCTGACTATCAGTCTACAAGACCGTTTTAACACACTTAATAAATGCCATTATTTCCGCCAGCCGAGTGGAACAGAATTTAAGACGTGTCCATCGGCATTAAAAGGAAAAGAGTTTATCGGATACCGAGAGGTTTACTGGTACGCTGCAACAAATGTTATGGTTCAGTTAAAAGAATTTCATCCCATTCCGGGCAGAGTATGGACGAACTTTTACAATAGCGGAACATGGACTGGGTGGAAAAGCATATATCCAAGTTAATTTATCTTTAAACAGATAACGCAATAAACTATTGAGATGCAAGCACCTTCCATCCTGACCATGCGCCTGCATTAAAAAAATTGCTCCATATACGACCATTATGTGGGTGGAATTCTGTTATTTTCACATACGCATGTTCGGTTCCATGAATTACAACTTCTCGCAACCCGATTATTTCGGAACCATCGCCCCATTCTGAAGGCAAATTTTTCCAAGTATTTTTATCTTTAGGGATATAAAATGTGGCGGTTGCATTAATTTTATCTTTAGGATTACCGGTATTAATGAGCAATAAATTTTTCGTAAAACTTTCTCCTGCTTTTGATACGTCAAGATTTACGTAAACTAAAGCAGCGCTGAAATCATTTAATTTCGCGGACAAATCATCATTTTTTACACAGAAAGGGGATGATAACATGAAACTATTATTTGCAGATGGACAGACATTGCAAGTACAAGCAATCTCAGTAGCAGATGGAAAACTGCATGTAAGTGTCCTTAATAACTGCTATGAGCAGCTTAAGCATCTTTTTACAGATGCGATCACAACAGCAAGAATCGAAGTTGAAAATGATCAAGGGGAAGTAGAAGAAACATTCGAAAATTACACTGTCTTTTCATATATTAAAGAAAATTCAGGAAAGATTTTCGAAGTAGAGATGCAGCAGCAGGGAAAAGATACTGAAACTCGTCTTGCAGAAGCAGAAAAGAGAGCGGAACAAGCAGAAAAAGAACTTACTCTAACACAGTTAGCGCTGTGCGAAGTATATGAGTTGATAGGACAGATGCAGGCATTGCTTAAGCCCGGAGAGGTGGATGGCAATGCTTAAATTTTTGCTATTTTTAATGCGGAAGGAGGTGGGAGATATGGCAGTAGTTTACGCAACATTAATCATTAAAGGAGTAAAAACCATCGATGATGTACCAGAAATAATTTTGGAGCAGGTGAAACAGGTCTTGAAAAAATTAGAGGTCGAAATCTAGGAGAGTGAGGGATTAAGAACATGGAACAATTAGCAAATGTAAAAGCATACTTATGTGCAGTATTCGGGGCGGTTGTGGGAGGAATCGTAAATTTGATGGGCGGCTGGTCGGAAGATTTGACTACATTGCTTCTCTTTATGGGTGTAGATTTTATTCTGGGGCTTTTGATTGCTGCACTTTGGAAGAAAAGCAATAAATCCGATACCGGAGCATTAAGTAGCTATTCGGCGTGGAGGGGATTATGCAGAAAAGGGGTATCCCTTCTTGTCATACTTATTGCGTACAGATTAGATGTTACACTTGGTGTGGAATATATTCGATCAGCGGTTATTTTTGCATTTATTGCGAATGAGGGAATTTCTATCCTAGAAAACCTTGGAATCATGGGGGTGAAATACCCAACAGCACTTAAGAAAGCATTAGATATATTAACAAGTAAAGCAGAAAATTCAGAGAGCGTAAAATAGCGCTCTCGTATGAAAGGAGAATAAATTTATGAAAGTAATTGACGTATCAGAACATCAGGGGATTATTAACTGGGAGCAGGTAAAAGGACAGATTGATGGTGCGATTCTTCGAGTAGGATACGGAGATGATATTGCAAGTCAGGATGATAACCAGTGGAAGCGAAATGCAGATGAGTGTACTCGCTTAGGGATTCCGTTTGGAGTTTATATTTATGCTTACGCAACGAATGAGGCGATGGCAAGGAGTGAGGCGGCACATGTGCTGCGGTGCATCAAGGGCTATAACTTAAAATTTCCAGTGTATTATGATGTAGAAGAGACAGGGACAGAAGGTTATGCGAAACAAGCAGCACAAATTTTCGGTGATGTGATTGAGAAAGCCGGATACTGGTGCGGTGTGTATGCAAATCTCAACTGGTGGAACAATTATCTTAAGGGACTGGAACGGTTCACGAAATGGGTTGCTCAGTATAATTCACAGTGTGACTATGTAGGAGCAAATAAGGATATGTGGCAGTACACATCATCCGGTAGTGTTACAGGGATAAATGGATCGGTAGATATGAATGAATGTTACCGCAACTTTCCTGGGGAAATGGGTGGAACATCTGGAAACAAGCCAACTCCTCCGCCGACGAATCCAACACCTTCTGGAACAAAGCATAAAGTTGGAGAACATGTTGTATTTAGCACCTGCTATGTAAGTTCTTCAGATCCAAACAGCAGGGCGATTCAAGCGGCGAATATGGCGCGCAACCATGGAGTGATCACATCTATTAAAGTAGGAAGTAAAAATCCATACTTACTTGATAATGGTCTGTGCTGGGTGAATGATGGAGACATTAGAGGAATGTATGGAGCAAATGCGCCGGCGCAACACTATACAATTCAAGTTGGCGATACACTGTCAGGAATTGCGCAGAAATACGGAACAACAGTAAGTCAGCTTTGTGCTTGGAATGGGATCTCAAATCCAGATATGATTTACGCAGGAACAAAGATTCGAGTTAGATAGTATAAAGCATCCTCCCTTCATGCCGAGGGGAGGATGAAAAAGAATATATTGTATCATCTTAGTTTAAATTTATTTTGTACTAAGTATGTAACCCCAAATCCAGTAATGACAGTGACATCAAGACCCTCATCCTCAAAGTATCCGTTTTCGATTGCCACATACATCGGTGCATAAAAAATAGAGTGTGCGACTTCGTTTAAAATGACTTTAGTAGGCTCTTTTTCTGTCGGTTGCTTTGTTTGCTTTT